GCCTTGGCACTGTCAAAAGAAACACTAGGTAATATTCGCTCTAAAATAAGTTCAATACCTATTCCTGGAGATAGTGTAACTCTTGACGGACCAGCGTTAATATCTCAAGGGCAAACAGAACAAGAAAAATTACGAGAAGAGTTGAAGACAATTTTTGATGAGCTTACTTATGCTAAAATTGCACAGGGAGACGTTGAGCTTACCGACGCAGTAAATAAAGTACAAGAAAGAGTCCCAATGCGGATTTTTGTGGGGTAATGAATGGCTGATAATGAATGGACACAACCAGATGCACCACCACCCCCTTTATTCTTAGGAAAGAAAGAGCGTGATTTCGTAAAACAGGTTAATGACGAGTTGATTGAGCGTGTTATTGGACAAGGTATATTTTATTATCCCATTAGTATGGAGCACACAAATTTTCACCCGTTGTATGGCGAAGCTGTTGAGAAAACTTATTTGCCACCAATAAGAGTATATGCACTCATAGTGTGGGAAGGTTTTACAACTGAAACAACAAACTTAGGAATAGACCGTAGACCTTCAATTGTTGTTCACTTTCATAAAAGAAGATTAACAGAGGATCAAAATTTATTTGTGAGAGAAGGAGACTTTGTTCAGTACGGAGATACTTTTTACGAAATTGTACAACTTAATGAACCAAAACAGATATTTGGTCAAATAGAACATAAAATTGAAGTAGAAGCAAAGTGTATTAAGGCGCGTCAAGGAGTATTTAATGCCAAGTGACAATCAATATAGAGGCACTGAAAACGCCGAAGAAAATATAAGCGTTGAAGAAATTCAACCCTCTACACTAGAAAATATTGATTTTGCATTTTTTGATTTTATCAATGATAAGATGAATAGTAGATCAACTACAAATGAAGGCTGGAAAAAAGTGCCTATTGTTTGGACTAGTGCTGAAAGGTCTTTTTTATCTAAAAACAACAAAGACTTAAGAGACGACGATGGCACTTTAAAGCTGCCCATTATAAGTATTGAAAGAACTGCTATGAATAAAACCAAAACCAGAAAAGGTAAATACTATGGACTAAGCGGTAACTTTCCAGAAGCAGATAGATTTGGTCGAATAACTATGGCTAAAAAAATAGTTAAAGATAAAACAAACAATTTTTCAGTGGCAGACAATATTAAAAAGATTGGAGGAACTGTCAACAAAGTTCCAAAGCGACAAGCTTACTTTCCTAAAAAGAAAAACAACAAAGTTGTTTACGAAACACTTAGTATACCTTTACCGGTATATGTATCTATGAATTATGATGTTACAGTGAGAACGGAATATGTTCAACAGATGAATGACTTGTTGACTCCGTTTATTACGCTTGGTTCATCCATTAGTTATTTTGTTATTAAAAAAAACGGGCATCGATATGAAACTTTTTTACAAGAGAGTTTAAATTTAGCAAATAACATTTCTAGTTTAGGTACCGATGAACGAATGTATTCAACAAAAGTGTCGTTTGAGGTGCTGGGTTATTTAATCGGTGAAGATCCAAATGGAGAAAGACCAAAGGTAATACGAAGAGAAAGCACAGTTGAGGTTAAAATTCCAAGAGAGCGCGTCATCTTTGGAGATATACCAGACTACGGAGACGGAAAATCAAAATACATAGAGTAAACAAAATGGTTTTTGCGCTCTTAACTCACTAATTAATAAAGAAACAAATACATTTAGTTTCAGCAAAAGGAGAATTAGAATATGCCGGCAAAAGACTTTAAGTTCATTTCACCTGGGGTTTTTATCAATGAGATAGACAACTCACAGTTACCTACAGCCCCTGGAGACGTTGGACCTGTTATCATTGGTAGAGCAAAGCAAGGACCTGCTTTGGTCCCAACAAAAATTAATTCATTTCAAGAATTCGTAGAAGTTTTTGGAGCACCAATCCCTGGCGCCACTGCTAATGATGTTTCCCGCGAAGGCGACATCACTGGCCCGACATATGGAGCATATGCAGCGCAGGCTTGGTTAAGAAACAATTCTCCTGTGACCTATGTTCGACTAGTAGGCCAGCAGCACGCAAACGCTACAGAGGGTCAAGGTGAAGCTGGCTGGGAACTTCAAACTCCTGTAGGAAACATAGCACAGCCTAATAAGGCTGGTAGCTCAACGGCCGAGGGCGGTGCCTATGGTCTTTTCGTATTTCAATCCGGTTCACAAGCTTCTGAAGAAACTGTGCCAACAAACAACACTGGTACTCTTGCTGCTATTTGGTATGTAACCACTGGTTCGGTAGCTTTAAGTGGAACCGTTGTTTCCGCTAGTGAGGGCGACCTTGCAGCGAGCGGCGGCAGAACTGCTAATCAAAAAGGCACAAACCAGTATTTTGCTGCAGCGAATGGAGAGTCAGCTACTTTTAAAGTCGTTATTTCTGGTGAAAATGGAGAAACAGAAATTGATACAAAGTTTAATTTTAGCAACAGTTCCGAAGATTTTGTTCGTAAGGTCTTTAATACAAACCCAACGTTAACAAATAGCGATATTACTGATAGCAGTAGCAACGCATTTAGAACCTATTGGCTTGGTGAAACATTTGAAGATGAGGTAAATCAAAGACTTCAAGCTTCGAGCGCCTCACATCACTATGGTGTTGTTTTACCGCTTTTTAATGGCACGGTAAATGGTGGCGACTTTAGACGCGACTACAACGATCCAGCTACGGGCGACTTTATTGCTCAGGACCTGACAAATGACAGCGGTTCTTACCGCGCAAGCTCAATGGAAAAGCTTTTCAAATTCCGCGCAAGAAACACTGGACGATGGGCATCAAAAAACATTAAAATTTCAATTGCTGACATTCGCGCATCTAGTGATCCGGCAAATGCTTATGGGTCTTTCTCTGTACAAATTAGAGTTATGGACGATACAGATAATCGTCCAAAATTCTTAGAACAGTTTAATAACTGTAACCTAAATCCTTCATCTGAGAATTTCGTCGCCAGAAAAATTGGTGATAAATTCCTTGAGTGGGATGACACAGAGCGAAGATATAGAGAATATGGAGATTTTACAAACCAATCTGATTACGTATATATCGTATTAGATGATAGCGTTCGTGAAGGTAAAACGAACCCAGAACTTCTTCCGTTCGGCGTAATCGGTCCTCCAAGGTTCTTACCTTTTAATGCTGCTGATACTAGCGTTAACACATTAGTAACAGGCGGCGCCGATTTCTATAATCACACTGAGTTCCAGCCAACCGGTCAATACGTTAAAGCTTCTAAGGGTGGCCCAGATGCTGCAGCAAGCGTCACATTAACATTCTCTGGAGATCCGGGTCTTAACTCTACGATAACATTAGTCTCTG